TCTTGTTGTTAATATCTTTTTCTAGTTATTCGCACGAGATGACTCCAACATACCCGAAGTTTAAATCTTCGTTTATGGATGGTCTACTCGTGACTGAGATGGAGATATTCAACAAGAGAAGCGATGTGAAGTATTATGAAATTGGAGTGTTTGATAAAGACTTTGCACCTTTACCTTTTGTGTCATCCTTTACAGTTTATGAGGTTGACTATTTACAGAAGATAAAGTTCGAGGTTTATGTCAGACAAAAAGACGAACCGAAAATTACATACATCTGTTCTAGGTCGAGGGTATTAGAACAGAAGGTATCTAACACATCGGTCACATCAACAATATGCTCGAAGATTAAGAGGAACTAATGAAGAGATTCTTTTTCTTGGCAGCTTTATTGTTCTCTTCCTCTGCATTTGCAGAGAGTACCTCGTTGAACCTACAACTACCAAATGCTGGTGGAAGTTATTCATCAGACACATTTAAGTCTGGTGAGATGAATTGTTCAAACGCAATTGATGGTTCAACAAAGTTTGAGTTTGGTATCACAGGTCTAATTGATAACTATCAGAGCCCATTCGGTGAGAGGAATCAAGGCTTATCTGAGAAGGATATCGGTGTTTTTGCAAGAATTACTATTCCGTTGGATGGTCCATCAGAAAGAATTAATTGTAATACCTTGTACCAGCTAGAGTTACAAAAGAAGAGACTTGAAGTAGAAAAGCTCGAGAGGGAGCTTGAAAAGCTAAGGAGTTTACAAACCGCTGAGTAAGAAAATGAGAGAGGAGCTACTCAATGGACATGCCAGTAGATGTTGGCAACAATCAGATAATCAAGGATTGTCTGAGCCAATACGAATATAGAGTCGAGAACTTCGACACATTCAACTTTAACCAAGCATCCGCTTGTTATCATAAAGCAAAATCAAGTTTCTATTTAAAAGAAATTAAGGGATTAGAAGCATTCCTTGATGCAAATCCACAGTATCGTTATCCAGGTGGATCAAATGGAAACTATGATCGATGCTGGGGTCAAAATAAATCCCATCTAACCAGAGGAGGTTGCTGATGTTTATGTGCTCAACAACCTTAGATAAAATCTGGTTTGCATTCCTAGGTGTGGTCGTTGCCGGAATGATGATATGGTTAACACATACTTACTACGAATATCGTGTTATCATGATGAAGAAGGTTGACTACAGTGATGTGCCGACCTGGTCATGGAAACCTGTATTCAATAAGATAGGAGGTGACAATGGATAAGGATCTTGGTCAAGGTCTCGAGAACATGGAAGAGGGTATCGAAAACCTGAAGAATAAAGAATTTCGTGTTCTTGGTATCAAAGTTACCTTTATGTCTGTCAGTGCATTACTTGCCGTACTTGGTTCTGTTATTGGTGCATTATATGGTGGCTTCCTCATGTATCAAAAGGTAGAGGAAGTTGCTGGTTTGGATGTGGGTGCGTTTGAACAACGGATGGAAATCATTGAGACAAAACTTGAGGAAGCCGTGGACTATACGCGAGACATCAAAGGCAGTCTGAAAGATGATATCCTGAGTATTGAAAAACAAGTTGATCGTATGGAAGATAAGATACGAGAACAAGAAGCAGAGACAAGATTAATCGTACAGAATGCAGAAGAGCGTTTTGAGAATAAACGTGATAGACTGCAGAACGATTATGACGAAAAAGCAAATCGACTTCAAGAATCCAATACAAGTCGTATGGATGACCTTGAGGCAAAGGTAGAAAGAGATCTGAAAGACCTAGATGATAGGTTGAGTAAGAAGCTGCAAAGGGCACTCGATAACCCTCTCGCCAATTAATCGAGTGCCCCGGAAGCCGCCGAGGTGGCTTCAGAGCAGGGGTGGCTTCGGCTACTCCTGCTCATCCATTGTATCATGCACATAAAGACCAATCAGAGCATAATGCAATACCTTTAAGAGATCTTTCCTTGCATCATCATGTGAGCCTTTCTTGCCGTAACGTTGAGCATATTTCATTACGTTACCGATACAGAAACCCATACCGTGGCCACCATCAATGATAAACTCAGTTGCTTGGAACTTATCCTTCGCATAGTGTTCATCATATGTGGCATCTATATAATCTTTGAATTCGTCAATTAGAATATCTTCATTAAACTTATATTCTATATGATTGTAAAAATCAACTCCTAGTGTACCAGAATCTAATGCTTTCATCATAGCCTCACGTTGTTCTTTTGGTAATGTCCAACCATCATTATACTCTTCAGCACTATCTACTTTTTTTTCTTCTTTGGTTTTTTTCTTAAACATTTATTTCTCCCAACGATAAAAGATATGGTCACCGATTTGCAAGGTGGGTGTTTTGGTTATTGCCCAGTCAGGTTCGACATAATAAGCATGATAATGAGTGGCTCCGTCTGTAATATCATCAAACTCTCCATGATAGATTTTAAAAGCAATGGTACGAGAAAGTTCATAAACAACAGAATCATACTCAGGAATATCATCAGACTTACCGTCACAATACCAACTGAAATGACAACGGTTCTTAATAGGGTATCTAACATTTGGATCCTCCCATGATTTCCTTGTAGGGCCTTGATGAATCACTTCACAATATGAGTGAGGAAATCTTTTATCATTAACACGGTTACGAGTAACAAGAGCAACTGCAATCATTCCTATGGGTGTTTGGTTTCTTGCTTCCCAGTATATGTTATCAGCAATGCATTTTTGTTCTGATGCTTCTGAATGCCAAAGACTTGCTTCTGCAATGCCACCAAAGGCAGATTTACCGGAGATAACTCCTCCGATAAATGCTACTGCAAAGATTGGTAAAAGATATTTAAGCATGGTTTTCAATCAGGTATTCCGTCCAAAGAGTACGAACCAATTTTAAACGAGACTCTAAATGCTTAACAACTTTTTCGTTATACTGAGCACCAAGTTTAGCAGATTCTTCCATAATCCACTCAGGAAGAACACGAAGGTGGCGTTCTAAGGATTCACGTTGTTCCTCACGTGACATAGATTTAATCATTGCACGGAATTTAGTATTTGAAATCGGTTTAGACATATTTAGCTCCTTGTATATTATAGTACTATTATAACATACTTAGAGAATAATGTAAAGTGTTTTTTTAATTTTTTTGAACTTTTTTTTCGTATGCCTCTTCAAAGCCATCCTCATATCGGTAGGCTTCCTCGTTATACCATAATCGTTTGGTATAACCATTATAGCATTCCCTGGCCGTATCATCATCGGCTATGTAGCCTTTGACCATATAGAATACCTTGTGCATTTCCTTAAGAGTTGTCAATAAATTTCTCTGCTAACGGGAATATCTCTGTGATTGCTTTTGCGCAAGCGATAGCGACTTGTTGACATTCTTTTTGAGTGCCGTTACCAGACCGCAACTCAATAAAATGAATCCATGAACGAAGTGTCCCATTCATATACATCCTTGACTCTGTTAATCCTTCGGGTAATACAGCTCTTGCCTGTTCCTTTGCAATGCCGTTTTCTATAGCCCATTCATATGTTTTCTTTGCTACAGCCCATACACCTTTTTGTTTTTGTTCCCATTCATATTGAAGGGTTTCATCATCTACCTCAATAGAGTTTTGACGATTCTTTGTATCCTGAAGTCTTGCCTCACGTGTTACAAATCCTAAATCTTCTGTAGGATCTGCATATCGTTGACTAAACTCTTGAAAAGAAAATGACCGATGTCGTAGTATTTGTCTTGCAATATCACGAGTTGTTTCAATCTCTATGCAAGCAGACACCATTTCGAAAGGTGACCAATGTTTGTGTTTTGCAAGATATGATAACAATCTTTCGGACGTTTCTTGGTTATTTTGGTTCGAGGGGTTCGAGACACGGGCGCAATACGCAATGAGTTCTTGTACATCTTTACCGACATGTAGGTTCTCCGCTGTTTGACTGTAACTAATTAATCTTGCTTTCAAGTGAATAACTCCATCAATAATATGTATAATCCATAGCCATATAATGACCATAAGACAATGAAACCAACTACACTGGTTTCTTCCCACCCATACTGGTCTTTAAGACCTAGACGTTTCAATATTTTATTCATTGTATATATCCTAGACACCAATTTTCTGCAGCATCTTCAGCATAACTTTCACTATGTGCTACACCTTCAGTGAGCATCTGCCGAGTTTCAATTAAATTCTTTTTATCCCAAAACTCTACCTCAAATAATTCCATATCATTATTATAGTAAATGATTGCTTCACGGTTGGGATATGTTTCATCACCCCAGTATCTGCTTATTTCTTTTCTCAAGTTTTCACTCCGTATGACCTAGGACCTTTGGTTGTAAATTCAAAGCCTGAAAAGTTTCCAACATAGACCTTTCCGTTCCACTTAAATGGAATTCTACTCTCTGCAAGATAAGCGTTAAAACCAACACCGTGTCTGTACTCACTTATCTCAACATTCAGTGTTTTATCATTATCAGTGCATGTTATTGTTACACTGTCATCATATACATCTTTTTTCATATTACCTTAAAGTCCTTGAATTTTGACATATCTTGTTGCATTGGTGTCTTATCAAATACAGGAGTGTCATCTGTTAATGTTTGCTCATTCTCATCAACATCAAACAATCTCATCTTGCTTCGGTCAACACCAACAACAAACCTCTTGTTTTGTGTTGGATCATTATATCTATTCTTTAATTGTTTGACCATCATCTGGCCCATATTTTCCAATTCCTCAGTCGAGATAAGAGCAAACATGAGGTCGGCCGTTGCTGGGAGGCCAAATGATTCCGATGTATCCTCCAAGCCAACATCCGAGTTTGAATAGCCAGAACGTGTAGTCTGAGTTGCACTAAAAATAGGGACATCGAACTCGACCGCGAGACCACGGAGTTCCTCTGCAATTGCCTTAATATAGTTGTAAGAATTGATTGATCCTCCCATTCCTTTCATACGTGAACTTGCACATATATTTAGGTAATCAATAAAGATAATATCTGGTTCAAATTGTTTTTTCAGTTTCAGTTCATTTAAGAGAGCACGGAAGTGACCTGCATGAGCAGAACCTGTTGGATATTCTTTTACAATCAGTTTACCGTTTGTTTTACGGGCAATGTCCTCAACCTTTGTTCGGAACATTTCACGAGACATATTTGGTAGTTGATCAATAGGAACATTTAATAGGTTCGCGTCAATACGTTCCGCAATTCTCTCTTCAGCCATTTCCATGGTAATATACAAAACGTTCTTACCATCCACAAGAGCACTTGCAGCAACGTGACACATAAATAAAGACTTACCAACGCCGGTACCAGCAAGAGCAATATTAAGGGTTTTATTAGGAATTCCTCCTTTCGTGATCTTGTTGAAGTATTCAAGATCGAATGGAATTCTGTCCTCTTCTTTATGGTAGAAGTCGAATCGTTCTTCATAGTTATCTACATAGTCGTGACCTACATTGGTATCAAAGGCAACACCAAGAGCCTTGGAAAGTAGATCAGGTAATGCACCTTTGGTTAATGATTCATGTTTGCCATCAATAATAGAAATGGATTCCATAATGGCATTGTATATGGCTCTATCTTGGCACCATTTCTCTGTGGTATCAAGTAGCCATTGCTCATCAATAGGTTCCTTTGTGAACAACTGTGGAATAATATCCACAGCCACTGTATAGTTCTCTCCGGATAATCTATCGGATTGATCCAATTCAATCTTAAATGTTTCAGAAGTTGGTAGCTTATTATATTTGGCCACAAACTTACCGGCTTCTCTGAATAGGATCCGATAGATACCTTCGAAATAATCTGGCTTGATGAAAGGTAACACTTTACGCATAAAGTTTTCATCAGTCAAAATATTTCTTAGAATAGTTTGTTCAAGATTTGTCTGCAAGTTTACCCTCTGCTCTCATTTGTGCACGAATCTTTGTAGCAGAAATATCATGGATTTCTTTACCGAGGTCATGCTCTGTGAATGTATAACCAACACCACGGCCATATGAAATGTCCACAATGTTAGGCACTACCATTATAACATAATCCTTCATAATTGTAAACCCATCTTTGGCCAAACCATCAATGATATTTTGTTGTACTATTTCAAGATCAAATGGATTATCATCCTGTCCAGGAACACGAGAGTTAGCTTCACGTTTCTCTGGCACTTGTCTAATTAGAATACAAACTTGACCGGTCATAGCATGACAACGCTTAAATAACTCTTGATGCCCATCATGCCAAGGTTGCCAACGACCTAGCATTTGAACCGTGGGATTTAGTGGATCAAACATTTTTCTTATATTCCTCTACTTCTCTAATGTGTTCTGCTAGAGACTCTATTTCCTCATCTGAATACCAATGGTTAACATGGTAATCAAACTCTAATGGTACCTCGAATATCTTATTGGTATCTTCAAATCGACCCTCTGAGATAGTGTCAACCCAAATAGAGATGTCTGCATCAAATAGCTCACGAGTATGTGCTGTAGGACAAACAAAGTCACAGATGACCCAACGGCCATTTTCTTTTTCAAAGTTGGCAATGTTACGCATACGAGTGGCCTGCCGAAGTCTACCTTCAGGAGTAAAGTCCCAATCATTAGCCATCTCACGAATTTTATCAGCATTATACCATGCACATTCAGGTAACTGCTGATATAATTTTTGAGCCAGCCAAGTTTTACCTGCCCCTGGTAGGCCGAAGATTAGTATTTTCATTTTCTCTTTCTTTCATTTCTATTTCATTAGCTTCAATTGCTTTCAGAATAATGTGTTCCAATAACTTACCTGCAAACTCTTGTAGATCCTCATCTGTTTCAGATAAATCATTGTCCGGTGATTCTACAACTTCAAAATTAAAAGAAAGTGTTTCTTCTTCGCCGTCATGTTCATTAAAACTAATGGCACCATATTGGATAATGGTTTCATTGTACATACCTTCAAGTATGCGAACGTTCCATGCCTGTTCATGTTCAGGTGATGGAACTAATTCATATGTTACATTTTCCTCATGCTTCATCTTCTAATTCCAACTCGTTGGATTCATTCCCACCTATTGCAAATTTCTGTTTAATATAGTCTTTAAAGTCTGTTTCTTCTAGGATTGGTTGCCAGAACTCTTTTGTGAGTGTTTCTTTTTCTCTGACTTTGGGTTCCACCAATTCTCCAGTGTCACGATTGACAGCACAATACCAGCCATTGCTAGGTTTCGCCACGTATTGTCCATCGAGTGCCACGGAGAGAAGACCAGAATAGTGCTGCACACCACCATCCCAGCTAACACTAATAGGAATTTTGGATTTTTCTTTGACATATCTAGATTTCTCCACGTTAATTACAAAGTGATAGCCTTTAATCTCTGTTCCTTGTTTATCCTGTTGACGACCAAGGATCCAGATGTTATCAGCTGAGTAGTAGATACCTGTACCACCAGACACAATTGCTTTAGGAAATAGACCCATTTCTTGGTATGTATGGTTGACAGCAATGAGTGGGATATTTTTCATATTCAGATATGGTGTACACATACGGAACAAACCTTTTAATGATTTGGCCCGAGACATATCTGCAACAGATTTTTCATTGATAGCATCTTCAAGTTCTTTTTTGGATGCAAGGTTACCAATGGAATCAATGACAACACATACTCGGTCATTACGATCCAGTTGTTCAAGTTGACCGATAAGGTCAAATTTCAGTTCCTCAACATTAGTAACAGGTGTATGTAGTACACGAGTTGTGTCAATACCAAATTGTTTGAAATATGCTTGTGGTGAACCAAACTCTGAGTCATAGAACAACAGTGCAGCTTCTGGATATTTTTTCAGATAGGCCGAGGCCATAATCAAGGCAAATGATGTCTTGAAATGTTTGGATGGACCAGCAAGAACCGTAAGGCCTGGAGCCAAACCTCCATCCATTGAACCTGACAACGCCACGTTCATCATAGGTACATCGGTTGGTACCATATCTTTTTCAGTAAAAAATTTAGAATCAGCAAGGATCTCTGCATGATCTAACTTGCTGTTCTTTTTTAATTTGTCCATAATTGACATATAATACTCCTAGGATTTTTGTATATTATATCACAATCTATAAGGATTGTAAATAGGCTTTGCACTCAGCAATCATATTTAACTCATATGATTTGTCATTCAGCTGTCTGTTTCTTGGTGATGGATGAGGCATTCTAAAATGCTCTACTTCCATTTTGGTAAGTGACTTGGACGCGACACCACCAAGTGCAATGACCTTATCGGCCCAACGTCCAAGTCTACTTAACCTCTCATAGTTGATCGTGTAACCCGACTCACCGAGTTCATCACTACAGTTGATAAACTTAAACTTATCAACATTCCATTGTTTACGCCACTCGGTCAGCTTTATGTGAGTGCGACATTTGGGAGTATTTACACGAGACGGGTTTTGACCAACTATGAGAATTCTATCCACGTTCTTTTTGCCTCCATGCTAGGTCTTCTTCCAAGGTTCTAACTCGTTTTGTCAACGCATCAATCTGATCCTGTAAAGAATATTCGGTGATGATTCGTGGTGAATCTTTTGCGAATTGCTCTTTAATCCATTCCTGTGTTGCTGACATTTTATTTCCCCTTTTCTTTTAAGGCTACGCGTTTACGCAAATCACTAGAACTAAATCTATGTTCACGTTTGTTAAAGTATAATTGAATGCCAAGTCTTCGACATTCGTCTTTTCCGGTGAAGTCCTTATCACGGTACTCTTCACCCAGAACTCTAACATTGATGGGATACATGTTTATTATATCTAATAGATCTTCTTCGGTACAATAAACCAATACCTCATCAACATATGTAACTGCTGATAGTTGGGCATACCTTTCTACTATTGATTGAACTGGTGAATTTTTCTCAGGTCTATCCACTGATGGGTCAACCTGCAGGGCACAGATGAGATGTTCACATTGTGATTTTGCTTCTCTCAGCATGGCAATATGGCCAGCATGTAATAAATCAAATGTTGAAGCAGTCAAACCGACTTTCATTAATTCACTCCATAATATGATTTGTACCAAGAGATAAAGTTCTCTACACCCTGTTCAATAGGTGTCTCAGCCTTATAACCTAAAGCCTGTAGCTTTGTGGTATCTGACCAAGTTGCCTGAGTATCTGCTGGATGTTTTGGTACATAGTTTTTCTCTGCCGTGCGACCGAGTTGTTTTTCAATGTTCTCAACAAATTCCATAAGTGGAACCTGTCTCCCATTACCAATATTATATATTTCTTTTGCCTCGGAATCCTGTAGACTTTTTTCTAGTATAATTTGAATTCCTTGCACTATGTCATCAACATATGTAAAGTCACGGATCATATCGCCATTATTAAATAGATCAATTGCATTACCGGCAATGATATTTTTGGTAAAGTCAAATAGAGCCATGTCCGGTCGACCCCACGGACCATAGACTGTAAAGAATCTGAGACCAACAGTGGTAGGAATTGCTGATGCCATAAACTGTGATTCATTAGTAGCCTTGGTATAACCATAAGGATTTAACTGATAACCAAGTTTCTCTGATTCACTCCAAGGTAATGGATTACCTGCCATCACACAAGATGTAGAGGCAAAGACAACTCGGTCAACACCAGCCTTGGTACAAGCCTCGATTAGGTTATGTGTACCAACAACATTGTTTTGGATGTAGTTACCTGGTTCAACCATGGAGTGGCGAACACCAGCATATGCGGCAAGGTGCATGATGATATCAGGTCTCTTGTAATAAACCCAATCATTCATAAAATTGGTATCCTTAAGGTCACCATCCTCAACCACAATACCACATCTATTAACAAGTTCTGATGCACGAGACTTTTTAAGCTCTGGATCATAGTAGTTATTAAAGTTGTCAAAGCCAATGACCTGGTGGCCATCAGCGTGTAATTTTTGTGCTAGGTGAAAACCGATAAAACCGGCAAGACCTGTAATTGCAATTTTAGCCATAATAATACTCCCAATGTTTTGACTATTATATCACATTCACAGTTAAATGTAAACCACGTTCTGTTCTTTCTCACGATCATCAAGTTCATATTGTGACCGATAGTGGTTATTCTGCTCGATAACTTCATTCAGAAGAGAGAACTCTTTATCTGCAAAGTGTGCAAAGGCTTTTGTGTCCTTAGGGAAACATGCACCACCAAATCCCTTACGACCATCTGGGCCTGGAACCTGCATGTGACTGTGACCGATACGTGGATCCGAACCGATGGCATTTGCAATCACGTTGTATTTTGCATGATAGTTATCACAGATGTCCTGGAACTGGTTCATCCATAGAACCTTGGTTGCAAGGAACGAGTTAATACCATATTTCACAAATGATGCTTCCATGGCAGTCATATGGAATACTGGACATGGTTTACACCGTGAGTGGTTCTCATAAAGTTTTTCCAATTCTTTTGTAGCTTTGGAAT